ACACCTGGTGCAATTGCAAATTACAGGTTCGCCCTTTATAGCTGTCTGCATCATAAAATTCTGACTGCACTGCCATTGCAGCATCGCGGTGATAATCAGCATCGTTAGCAGGATGAATTGATGTTTGAGAGGGGGCTGGAGAACCGCTTACTGAATGCTCCTGACAACCGGCCAGCGCCATAACGAACAAAACGCCGATTAATTTTTTCATTTTCTAATCCCAGAGTAATGTTTCGCCAGTTATATCACAGCAGGCCAGCGCCTGACAGTCAGGCGGAACGGCGGCGGGTGCAGAGGATAATTTCACGAAAACAGACCGCTTTTAACATAATAGGTCTAATGCGCACTTCGCCAGCGTACCAAATTGAAATGCCACCGCGAAACCTGCGTTTTTCTCAGTTATCCAGGCGAAAGCTACAAAACAACACTGCATAAACGCTGCATAAAACAGGCCCGAAAATGCATAGCCTCAAAACAAATCGAAACGCCCGTTTTTCTGGGTTTTCCTGAATTTATGGCGCCGTGATTTTTTTTCAGAAAAAACGGTAATCGCATTTCCCTCTTTACCGCGCGCACGTGCGCGAAAAGACGCGCGCGAAGTATTGCGGGATCAAACTCTTTAAACTCACCGTGAATACGAAATGAAAATTTAAAAAATTTCCCGCTTACGCTTGTTATGAATGTCTCCGCTGTTAACATGATCAGCACAATAAGAAATTATTATCCGCAAGTTCAGGCTCCTCTGGGGCCTTTTTTTTAGCAATTAGCATCTGGACGGGCTACAGCACGACAGGCATACATGCATGCTTTCTTCATGGCTTTATCCGCTTCCCTGCACCATTCAAACGCATCATGGGGATTTTCGTCGGGTGATAGCTGACTGAGATCGCCACCATGCTCACGTATCAACTCGATAAACTGGCGGCTCAGTTCTTTAAACTGATTCATCTTGCCAACTTCACCATGTGACAACGTGCGGTAGCCTTTGACAGTGCTACCGTCTTGCGGTTTTGCTTCGCTCATAATGTCTACCTCAACAGGTATAAAAAAACCGCCATAAGGCGGTTGTGTTTACAGGTTTCAGCTTTTAAATACTACCTATTATATGCCCGTCTATCTCGCTGATTTTTAGTCGCAGCAGAGAATTATTCATGACGGTGAATTCTCCGGTGCCGCCTTGAATTTTTACATTTTTCAAATGTAGATAATTGTGAATTTCAATTTTTTCTAGCTCTTCACCAGTGTAGGAATCAAGCTGGTGTTGAAAGTAAATTGCGTATGCTTGTGCAAACTCACCACCGGCCTCAAGCCTACTTACGAGGGTTGAGTAATATTCCGAACCAGAAATAACCCATCCACTTACCACGGTGCCTTTCAAAAACAGAGTTACGCCGAAAGAACCTTCCATTTTATTGACAATACCTGTGATAAACGACAAATCACTATCGTGCATTTCAGTCATCCTTTGCTGTGAAAAAAACACAATAACCTTAAGGCACTTGATGGTGAAGTGATGTTTATGATTTTGGTGATTCCCTCGACAATTCAATTGTACGAATACTTGCCTTGTCCTTGTTGCAGTTCTCCAGCGCGGTTATCAGCCGTTCGTTTAAATCCAGGCTGCCACCCCATGTCAGCGGTTCGGGAATTTCCGGTACCGGACAATCAGCGGTTAATTCTGCTGGTATCGCTACTGCTGGCACCTGCACGTATCTGGTTTCTGTGTGCCCGCAAGCTGTCAGCAGCGGCAACAGGAACAGGCAGAACAGCGCACTTATCGCCCTTAACGGCTTCGCGGATATAAACGATTCGCTGTTCACTGTCGTCTGTGGCTTTCTGCTTATCGCTACGTGTGGATTCCGCGATGTCGTTAAACAGCCGGACGGCAGCAATAACGTTAGTGGTGACCGCCTCCGCTGATTTTTGCTGCTGTAAGGCTTTGTCACGTTCATTCCCCACTGTCACAGAAAGGTTTCGGTAATACATCGTTGCCAGCATTAAGCCTGCCACTAGCACCACCAGCAGAATTGCCATTACCAGGCTTATGTTCGCTTTAAGCCACGTCATTGATCAAGCCCCCAACATGTGAGCTCTGATTCCTGCTCTCGTCGCTCAACCTGACCAAAGCAGCCGTTTGACCGTACCCGGCAATCTTTGCCGCCGTCGAATATCCAGCGCTTCATTTCAGCGCATGCGCCTTTGCGGTCGCCGCTGTTTAATTTGCGGTAGAACGTCGATGACAGGCATTTTCCGGGGCCAATGTTCCACGGACAGAATGACGCTATGCCAACTTTCTGCGGTTCGGTCAGTGGAACGTGTACGTTTTTATCTACCCAGGCTAATGCTTTGGCCTGCTCTGCCCTGTCGATAGCGCGGCACTGGTCAGCGGTCAGACGCATGCCCTTTACAACCGGCTTGCCATTAACCCGCGTCACTCCGCCGCATATCGTCCAGATGCCGCCGTTGTCGGCGTATGCGATGAGGCGTGAACCCTCTTTTTCCTGCTGAAACTGATCCATCAGAACGGGGGCGGTAGCGCCACCAGCTATCAGGGCCAGCATTGCCGCGCTAAGGCTCTTTTTAAGCCTGGGTGACATCGCCATTTTTACCGTCCACGCTTTTGATTGTTGTGTTAAGCGCGGCGATTACTGCTGGCGCATCGCTGGAAGTTAATTTCGATGACCGCTGCGCCAGATTCTGGATTGCCTCTGTGCGTAAACGATCCTGCTCAATATCAAACTGGTGAGACGCCTCTTTGCGGGCATCATCGCGGCGTTTGTAATAAACGTTGACTGCGAATGTTGCGATACCCAGCAGCACGCCGCTGGATAAGCCGATAAAGTTCCAGTCAAGGCCGTGGAACCATTCAAACCAGCCGCCCCAGCCGCCTACAATTAACCCGCCAGATGTACCGTAAGACAGGGTTGACGCTATTTTGTCTGGCATAGTTTTGCCCATGTGAATACCTCCGTGAGTTGACGGAAGCTGTGAGTAGCGGGAAAGAAAATAAAAAAGCCCCGCACAGAGGCGAGGCTTATAAGCTGTGTGGCGTAGTGACCACCCTTAGCAGAATATCTGTTTTTTTACGATCGTAAACAATTATGCGATTAATTTTTTAGCTTCTGGTTCTCGCGTAATGTATTTATCCATTTCTAATTGAACATCCAGCATTAAAAGCATCCCCTCTACTACTCCCTCTGCTTTCTGTAATTGTTTGCCGATGTACGTATCAGAGCAACCATGTAACCGGGCAATCTGCATAAACGTTTTACGGTAGATGTAGTAATCCACCAGCAAATCATACATATCGAAATTATTTTTCATCAGCCGAGCCATGCAGCGATCAATAGTAATTCCGTCTTTGTCAGTGCATGAGGCGCGGCTACGTTGTTTAGCTGGCAATAGCCCTTTAAACCCCGCCGCTATTGGCGCGTATCCTACGTTATCGCCGCCAGAGCATGACCACGCCCCCCAGCGCTCAAGAACCTGTTGAATATCACGCATAGCCTCACCCCAGATAATTATTATGAAAATATTAACTGCTCATCGATAAGCAATTGCTGTGTGCGAAAAACGCCCTCTGCGTGATACAGGCGGAGTTCATCGCGGGTAAAATCAGTTTTAATTCTGCCGTCTATTGCATCGTGACAGGCGTTACATGCAAAAGCGGCTTGTGTGTCTGGCGGTTTAATTCCGGTACCGCATGAATCGGAAAGGCGGTAATGCGCCAGTACCGTGGTTTCAGGATTGTGATTACAGATGCCGGGAATTCTCACAAGGCAATTGCGGCTACGCGCTTCCTTGCGGATATTCACAGGTCGAGGCATTGCTGACCGCCTCCCTGAATAACTCTGTTCCGCTTTTGATAGCCAGTTGGTGCGCTGAGCCAGTGAGCGGCCCGTATTGCTGCTGCCTGATCACTGGAATAAATTAAGCGGCGGTTTGTGCGAGGCAAATCAGCACATACGGGGCAATAATCCGTTGTGTCATGGATGCAGCCGCCTTTTTTACCCCTCAAGCAGATATGGAAATGTCCTGCCCTTGTCGTGCAGTTCTCACACAATGGCGCGTCACATGTGTACGGCTTGAGAGCAGATATTTTATCTGGCTCTGCCTCATGCGGCGGATAACCTAAATGACCATCGCAATAAAGCGTCGCCTCAGCACCACAGAAAATGCAGCATTCTTTTTTCATGCGGCAAACTCCTGTAGCTGCGCGGCGGCGTTCTCTGCTGCCTGCTGGCTGTCGAATTTGCGAAAGAGGATCTGATACCAGAGGACATTAAGAACCGCTTTGTAAACCTCCTGAAATTCGTGCTCTTTCATGTTGGCGAACGAAATTGATTTGGCTTCGCGGCGCTGAGTGCCATCGGGCAAAATATATTCGTCGTAAAAACCGGCTGTCATTACCGCCCATTTGCGGAATGCTTCGAACGACTTAACCAGCGCCACACCCTCAGCGCGATTGGCACCTGTGCGCGACAGAAATTCGTCCAGGGTTTCACTTAACACGCTTTGCTGGCCGGTCAGCGTACTGAGGTAATCGACGTACTGACGCAGTAACGATTTTTCGGATTCCGACACAGCGCCAGCCGTGGGCGTCCAGTATTCAAAGCCCAGATTCAGCAGCGCAAAAAAGCGTTTGTGAAAATTGTAATTACGCGCCTGACGCACGTCACAACTCAGCCAGGCACCGGTTTTGATGCGCGCCAGCACTTCGGCGGCTTCGGCGTTCGCAACCATCATGGTTGTGGCAGAGGTTTTAACCAGATGCATTTGAGCCATATCACACCATCCCTTTTCGGCGCAGGTATTCAGCCTTGAGAATCTCGGCAGGCGTTGGGCCGCTGTCCTGCGCTGGCGCTGATAAAGCCTTACGAACGGGTGGCACAGGCTTGCCCTCAGTAACACGATCATCCCAGTACTGAATGAGCTTTTTAGCCTCGCCAAGCAGTTCAGGTTCAGTAAGCTGACGCTCATTGCTGCGGCGGCGTAGTTCCAGGCAGATGTGATACATAACCGCCTGTGACCACGGATATTGTTCACTGGTCGGGTACCGGAAAACCGTCCTGCGCCAGTGCCAGAATTCTTTAAGCACCTCGGCGGCGGTGATCCCTAATGCGCCCTTGCCCTCACGGCACCAGGCGACGAACTGACCCGGGGAAGGCAGGAAAGGTTTTTCCTGTTTACGGGCTGCCCGCATGCCAGCGTTGACCTGCGCCATTGTGGTGATCCCGTTCTCGCGGAATGACAAAAGCCACTGGCGCCGGAATTCGTTTAATTCCTCCTGGGTGCGCAGATTCGCCATCGCAGCCGGAAATGCAGCACGCAACTGACCAAAGAGCGTGTTAAAAATTTCGGCAACCTGCTCTGCCTGCTGCGGCGCATCGTCCTGGATTTCGGCCAGACCGTTTGCAACGCGCTTCATGTTTTCACGGTCAAGGTTAACCATCTGTTCAGCAATGCTTTTCATTCGATCACCCCGTGGATCCAGTCGGTGTTGTTGTAATCCAGCGCTGGCGCTGCTGCCCTGCGTGGCGTGGCGTCACGCTGGAGACAGAGCGTGTCCCACTTAGCGCGCAGTTTGGCCGGCGAAAGAATGTTTGAGCACCAGAACGCATCGCGGCTGGCCCATTTGAACAATTCGCAGATCTCGCGGTGTGTGCGCCCGTCGATTTCTCGCATCAGGCGAACGTCATTGGCCCAGGTTGTGAGGTTTGGCCTGCGCACTGCCGGACGGATTGACGCGACAAGGCCCGCGATCCACTCGGCGCAATGCAGGTCATCAGGTGAGCCCCACTTGTTGCCTTTGGGTGAGCTGATCGCTGCATCTGGCTTAACAGGTAAATCATTTTCAGAGGGTGAGTTTGGGGATTCGTCAGAATTCTCAAACGAAGATCTTTTAATATTGTTGTTTATATATTGTTGTTCATGTTGTGCGGGTGTTTGTGCGGCTTCATGTGCGGCTACCCCCTCTGAACCCGCGCCGTTACTGGCTTTGTCATGTGCGGCTGTATGTGCGGCTTCATGTGCGGGTAAATCGTCTATTTTTTGAGCATATTCAGCATAGTTTATGATGGTTATCACAGTGCCTTTTTGCTTCTCGCCTTCCATGGAAATCATGCCTTCACGCTCGAACACTTTGAGCATTCGCACGACTGCATCCCTGCTGACCGGCTGATTATTGCGATCACATAATCCCAACCCTAAATCCGCTGCGGTCGTCACCAATTGTCCGGCACTCAGATGCCACTCGCGCCCCTTAAATCGGGCCGTGTATGGCTGTCTCTGGGCAGCAAAAAGCAGGTTATCCCATAGCGTTCTGAGATAAACATCTTTGGCCCACGGCTTTTTGAGAATGCTACGGTACAACGGGATGAATCCGTGTTTCTGGTTCTCCATCCGGTTGCTCCTGCGCTGGCGCGCGGTGTTGAAGTCAAAGAGTTTGGCAGTAGTCACACCTTCCCCCTTTCACTGTTTACATAACCAGTAATTCCTGGCATACTCGCTCCTGTTGTGGTGTTAAAAATCAATCGTGATTTGAGAAGAATCCTCGGTGGCAGCCGGGGATTTTTTTCGTCCAAAAAGCTGCTCTAACCTCTCTAAGCGCTCCTCAAGCTGTGACTCTGGGAAGTGAATTTCCAAAAACAGCATTACCAGACTCATTAATTCAAAAAAGCTGTGCTTCTGATTTCCGATTGCGTATTTCATGCGCGTTACTGCCGCATCATCCATGCCAATAAACCGAGCAAGTTTTCCCTGCCCATTAACCGCAAGTCGGCTTAATAGCTGGCTTTCAATGCGCTTTGCTTTTTTGCGTTTATTTGCAGACTCCATAATTAATAATTCCTTTATGAATTGGGCGTCATGCGAATGCATGCCGACAGTGATTAATGATTCAGTGCGGCCAGAAATAGAACTACGCCGCACTATTTTGATTAGTGCCGTATTGAAGCCAACTTGCATCACATTGAAGTGCATTTGCTATTTCAAACAGAAAACGAGGGCGCTTTGTTAAACCAGCTTCAATCTGTTGGATAGACTGCTGTTTAACCCCTGCCTTAACTGCCAGTTCAGTTTGGGTAAGGTTTAGCTCCATTCGTCTTTGTTTGAGGCGATCCGAGATTGTTTGCATATAGCCTCCTTTGACAAATTTTCTTGTATATTAATTACAAGTAACCTTGTTTGTCAAATACAGCTTTTCTTGTAAACATCCCGTTCCCATGAATGAGGTGTTCTGATGACAACTATCGCGAAACGCGTACAATCTAAGCGAAGCGAGTTAGGGCTAACCCAAGCTGAGCTTGCTGAAAGAGCGGGTACATCCCAGCAAGCTATTGAGCAGTTGGAGAACGGGAAAACTAAAAGACCGCGCTACCTGCCTGAACTGGCGAGAGCGCTAGGCTGCGAAATTGATTGGTTAATAACTGGTACCAAATCAGGCACGAACGTTGCCCCCGCTGAATTAGGAAATAAGCGCATTCCGATCCTCAGCTACGTTCAAGCGGGTTTATGGACAGAAAGTCAAGAATACCGGAGTTATGACGGCGGAATGAGTTACCTGCTTGTTGATGATGACGTATCAGACAACGCAATTGCATTGATAATCGAAGGTGATTCGATGGCACCAAAATTCAATGCTGGGGATAAAATCATCGTGGATCCAGAGGTTTACCCTGTACCTGGTGATTTTGTCGTTGCTCTTGATGGCGTAAAGAACCAGACAGTTTTTAAAAAATTCAGGCCAACCGGAGTGGACTCACACGGAAATGATATTTACGAGCTAGTCCCCCTAAATGACGACTTCCCAACTTTACGTTCAGAAACAGGCAAGTTGAGCATAATTGGTACAATGGTTGAGCACCGAATAAGCAGAAAAAACCACAGACGCTGATAGTTACAAACAAACCGACTCTAATAGGTCGGTTTTTTTTCGCCCATCCAACAAGAAAATACAAAAATAAATACCTTTCAAAAACAAGAAAGTAGGTTTGTCATGCCTGCTTTTACAATTTTTATTGTTTACACGAAACAAACTATCTTGTAATTTTTAATCGCACCACAACAAGCAACTGAGGGTAAGGAGATCACCATGTACGGTACCGCTTTATTGCCCCGCCGTGATGTGCTTCCGGGCACGCTGATCCGCTACAACGGTAAATCATGGCTGGCGTCTGCCAACGTCGATAAAGGGCTTTATGCACGGTCTGTTTTTGAAAGTGTCCGTATTACCAGTGAAAAAATTGAAGTCGTTTTAAACAATCGCGGGCAACCGCAGGTTAATTAAACCTCAGCACAAATATATCCCGTGGCGCATGCGTCAGGGAAATCCACATTCTGAAATCAGAAAAGGAAAATGAATTATGGCGCTTAACTTTGCCGTTGAATTAGAACCAGCCAGCGTAATTGCTAATGAGAATCACCGTGTTGATTCTATTTCTGTCGCCGGTGAAATCATTGGTTATATCAGCGTGAATAAAGCTGATGACAGTACAACTGCTTTTAATGCCGCTGGCCGTATTAGCGATGAGCACTGCCCTAACTGCGCCCTGCGTACCCTGTTCGCCTGGAAAACTGGCCTGGACTGTGACGCAGTACAAATCGCCTCTGATGAAAATCCGGCTGCTGTCGTTATGTCCGCAATTATCTCTGCCGCTGTAAGACACTGAGGAACCGGCCATGACTGCACTTAAACCTTTCTTTGTATACCTGCGCGCCAAGAAAAAAGCAGGCCAGAAAGATCACGTTTTCTGGGAAACGCGCGCCAGTGAAAACCGCGTAATTCGCGATGCCGCCAACGCTATGGAAGATGCCGGACTCAGTGAGGAAGATTTCTTTTCCCCTGCGGTGACCAATTTCCATGTGGTTGACGACCTGCCCCCCGAGGGAGTGCTTGATTCAGCCTGGTGCGAGCGCTACCAGCTTGCCAGCGACAAATTGAACTGGGAGAAAATCCCCGGCGTCGAAGGCTCAACCACGGTTGAACCCGCTGCACCAGCAACGGTTGATCCTGTCGTTGAAACTGAAACCACCCAGCCCGGCATTACTGCCCTGGAAGATTTGACCGTTGAACAGGCCGTTATCGGTGCGTGGATTTTTGGTACACAGCGCGAATATACCAAAGAGGATTTAGCCGCGGTAGCAGCACTGGCGATGGATACCGACGAATCCTATCCGCAAAACCTGCTGCTGGTGGCCCGCAATACCAAAGTAATGCAGTTGCAACATGCCTACCGGTTAACGGTTGCGGAATGGGTTGAAGCGGCTAAATCCGTGTGGGTGCCCGGTACCGCCGTCCCGCAGGTTTCTGACCTGCTGAAATTCACTGGCGAATGGCTGGACGCGCACAATGATGCCTCCGCCCGCGCCCAGGGTAATCACAGTCGCCGCAGTGACGTTACGGCGAAATGGGCTGCCCGTATCGCAGGGAAATCTCAAACCGTGATCACCTCAACTGTGACAGAGAAAACCGCCAGCGGTGCCACGGCGGGCGGCGGTATCAAAACTGATCGCAATCCTGACTATGAACATACCCTGCAAACGCTGGGTATCGAAATTGCCTGCGCCCTGTTCCCGTCTGATTTCGACATCTACGAAATCCCTACGCCGATTTTCCGCAGGGCTAAGGAAATGGTCGACAAACGTCATGAGCCCTGGGCGGCATGGAATCGCGCCCTGAGCAACACGCCAGGCATCCTTGATAACTCACGCGCGGCTATCTTTGCGCTGATCCGCTCTGCGCCGGAAGACATTCACCTTACCCCGGGGCAGTTGCAGTACTACATCAATAAAACCCTGGCCGAAACAGACCACGCCAATCCCTCACAGGAAACGCTTGCGGCTGCTCACAGCACAGTTAAAACCTCAACGCCTGAGCCAGAGCCTGCCCCTGTAACAACGGCGGTACCAGTGGCTGACGAGCCTATTAAAAATATGGGTAACGGAATATTTGATGTCACTGCCCTGCTGGGTGAAACCGTGGCGCCGCAGTTGGAAACGCCTGCGTCAGTGGCAGAACCGGTAACAGCAGCGCCAGCAGAGACCGCCTCAAATGAGGGTGAAAAAACGGAAGTGGTGCCGGAAGTTGCTGATATAGCTGAAACATTCCCTGCTGTGTTTGAGCCTGGCCGTTATGAAAATATTCCCAACGAGGCGTACCACGCCGCCAGCGGTATCAGCAGCAGCATGGTTAAAGATGCGCGGATCAGTCTGATGTATTTCCACGGCCGCCACGTTGAAAAAACCATCCCGCGCGAAGAAACAAAGCCGCTGCGTTTCGGTACCGAACTGCACGCCCTGACGCTGGAGCCAGAAAAATTCGCTGAGGATTTTGTTGTTTACCCTGGGCTACCCGAAGGGGCCATTTCCACCACCAGCGAAATGAAGAAAATTATCGAGGATTACAACGCCGCGTTACCGGCGCTGGCAGATCCCGATGCAATTAAAAAAATGATTGAAGCGCATAACGAAAAGCTGCCAGCGCCTTTATCCCTGAGCGCAAACGCAGAAGAAACGGCAACGCTTTATCAGAACCTGCCCGACGAATTCCGCCGCATCCCGGAAACGGAAAAACATACGGCGGCGGCTATGAAAGCCTGCATCAAGGAGTTTAACGCCACGTTGCCGCAGCCACTTAAAACCACTGGCAGCCGCGATAGCTTGTTAGATCAGCTTGCCATTATTGCGCCTGATTTTGTCGCAGAAGAACGCGCCAAAAAACAGCCCTACAACGTCAGCGGCAGCAAAGATGCGCTGGCCGCCGTGGTTCGTGAAATCAAGCCTGACGCGATTTTCGCTGATGAGTTTAGTGAGAACTGGCGCAAAGGCGCTGAGGGGAAATGGATTGTCGGTGATACGGATTTCGCACTCTTACAGGCACTGAATAACGCCGTTTATGCGCACCCGTCCGTATCCAACCTGCTTAACCACCCGTCACGTGTTAACGAGGTGAGTTACTTCGGCATGGACGACGAAACCGGTTTGGAGGTGCGCGTACGTCCAGATATTGAACTGGAAATTGACGGCATACGCATTGCCGCTGACCTGAAAACCACCAGCATGGGCCGCATTAAGCAGGACTACTTACGCGCCCGCCTGCACCGTGAAATCACAGAACGCGATTACCACCTCAGCGCGGCGATGTATTCCGAGGTTGCAGGC